GTGTATTCCCCACCCAAGGCAACAAAAAGCACCCCCGGCGCATGGCCGGGAGTGCATGGGGTGTGATCTGTTTGGGGAGGGGTGGTTAGGATTCGATTCTAATTTGGTCTGATGTACCAATTTCACTACCACTACCATTAAACATATATAGGTTTCCGCTTGTATCTATTGAAATAGGTAACATCCTAATCCTGCTTGCCAATGCGATTGTGTATTTATTCAGGGCATAAGGCACATAGTTTTCAATTGTTCCAATTGTTTTACTGGTGTTATTAGGCATAACGTTATCAGCATCTAACCTTAGTTGAATTTGCAAGTGATTATTACCATTGTTATCTATATATGAATAGTTTTCAAAAAAGTCATTGCCTATAATGTTAGTTAGATTAATCGGTGCATAACCTTCTGACAACGGGCAATATCCTTTGTAAATTGCCAAGGTGTCAATTCTAAATGTTTGCGTTTCCGTAACATTTTGAGTGATTGCTCTAATATGCAGGTCTTGATAACTCATTTCGTTTGCATCTGGAACTACAAATGGAATAATGCATACGCCATCATGAAAATTAACATGGTAAGGTCTCGCAAGATTTGCAAATGGATTAAGGCGAGTTAGCGCTAAATAAACTCCGTCTTCATCATAATTAGGCAGCTTTCCAGTACACACCAAATAATACATATGGGTAGAATCAATTTTTTCAGTTGTTCGAATTGATGCTAGTATTGGGTCTGGCGTGCTGCTATTCGGCTCAACAATTACAGTCCCTCTAGTATTAACTCCTTTAGTGATATTTTCCCCGTTAATTTGACCGCTGCCGTACGTTGGCCTTGCATAACCGACAAAATAATTGCCAGCAAATCCGGCAAAATTAGCTAAAGTTATTTTGCATACCGTATTTTGCATATTAACCAATGAAACACCATTAGGTAAGCCACCACCTTGTGCAATCAATATAGCGCCGTCATCTTTGAAAACATGCAAAACTATCATGCAATGATCTATTTTGTAAATTACATCGGTATTTATGTTGTTTGAACCGAAAAGAATATCACCAGGTTCTAATTTTTTAATATCGTCAGGCGATGTGATTTCATAAAATTCTTTTCTTTGCAAAAACCAGCTAGCTAGTTTCCATGTTTCCAAATACCCAAAATCGCCGGGGGTTTTATTCATATTTTCTGTTGTATATCTCCCAATGATGTTTTGATTAATAGAACCTATGTGATACCTCGAATTGTTATAGGTAATCCCCTGTAAACACGCTTCGACAAAACTAGAACAATTTATTTCCGTTCCGACAAAATTAGAAAACAATGTGTGTTCGTTTCCATAGGTCAAACCCGATTGCGAAATATAACTAGCAGCGCAATTAAATAAGTCTGTTATTGGCGCGTTACTAGGTTTTTCGATGAAATTAATTGGCGAGACTGCAATATATGTACCGTCATCTCGCTCGATTGTGTCTCTAGTAGCAGACGTTTTTTCATAGAAAATAAAATTATCTAGGCCATATGTTGAATTATTTTCAAGAACTAGAACATAATCACTTGTTGTTTTAGCAATATCATCAATTGTGGGTACAATTTCGGCCTTATTTAGCACTTCTTTAATGTCATTCAATTCATCAGAAATGTTTAAAACTTCTTGCCGATATTGTTCAACCTGCGCGTTATAATTCCCTGTTTTCGCCCAAAAAGCATCATTGTTAATGTCAATGCCAAACGGGACAAATTGTTTCGACGTGAAAGAATTTCCCTCGTGCATAACAATAGTAAGCGGTTCATACATGCGCGTATTTGTCCATTCTGCCGGATCTGCAAAGATAGGTACGTAACGTGCCCCGATGTATTCGCGTTCACTCATTTTATGCTCCAATCGTTAGCCAATTGACGTTTATGCTTTCTGTATTCCCCACACACTCCACAAAAAGCACCCTCGGCGCATGGCCGGGTGTGGATCTGTGGGGAGATGGGCTAGAAACCTTGGAAATGGAACGTTTTTCTAATTTGACTATTCACCGGAATGTTATCGCCAGTGTTACCAATAGTAACAGCCATATGGTTGATATAATCTCCTAATTGTTCTGTCTTGAAATGGCAAAATGCGTTAACAGTCCAAGAAGTTGAACCAACGGGAATAGCATCGAATACGTCGAATGATTGCGGCAATGGTGCTGAAAGCGGTTTGTTTAGCTGGTTGATAACTTCGTGTTTAGCGTTCCATTGACATTCGAAAACCAACGATGAGCCAGTAATGTCCATGCGTACTATATAGCCAGTTGATTGTGTATCTTCCTGCAATAGCGTAGTAACAGTTGGATATTTTACAAGCGCCCCATCTCCGAAAATAACAGTTCGCATGTTTTTAGCTAGATGGTTTCTTTGAGCACCTTCTGTAAGGTGGAACCAATTATCTGAGTTGTATTCAGACCAATTGAACCAAGACATGCTTTCATGTGGAGTCATTCGGGGGCAACTAGCGCCAATTGACTGAATAACTCTTAACCAATATTCATATTGTGAATCCCAGGGATTAGAACGTATTCCGTAGCTGTGATTAATAACCCACTGAATATGCACGTCGTTAGGAATTTGCGCAATTACCGCATTATAGAAATTTTTAATAACGCTAGCTTCATCGCCCGTATCAGCAATAGGATATGTGTATTGATCGTTTACACCGTACAAGAGTACAACATGTGTAATTTTGCTTTTATCAATAGTAGTATCGGTAATAAAGGCGTTATACATGTTTTCAAAGCTGCCGTTAGAGTGATGGCATCCGTTTTTAGCATAGTTTTTAACAGTTGCATTAGGGTACATGCTTCGAAGCGTTGGAACCCATCTACTAGCGGCTACGTTTTCATCACTCCATGAATCGCCGAGAACAATTATAAATGGGTTTTGCAGTTGTTGTGCTGTGATCGTATGGTCTGCAATATCTGCCGCAACAATGGTTTTGTTTGCAATTTTTTCGCTGGTAATGGCGTTATCCGCTATCTTTGCGGATGTAATTGCGTTAGTTGCTACTTTATCGGTTGTAATAGCATTGTTTGCAATTCGGTTTGCAGTTACCCAAGAATCGGCTTTAATTGCGTTAATATCAGTGTTAACAGCATCAATCGCATCTTTCACCGTATCATTTGCGTCAAAGTCTGCAATGGGGAGAGCGTCATTCAATGCGCTAATGCGTCCGCTATAAGCTTGCACTTGTCTAATATACTCTTCAAGCTGCGCGTTATAGTCAGCCCAACGCAACCAATATGTTTCGTTGAGAATGTCGATACCTTCCGGCACAGATTGTTTAGAAACATAGCTAGTACCTTGATTTGTAACCACCGTAAGCGGCTCGTAGCTAAGCGTGCTATCCCACTGGATAGGGTCGGAGAACAGCGGAATATAACGCGCCCCGATGTATTCACGTACGCTCATTGTTTAACCTCCAATAATTCCATGATGGTTAGATTCATAGGGTGTTTGCGTTACCGGGTGAGAATTGTCAACATCCCACCTGAGAATCAAGCGCCCATACGTATCATCTTCAAAGTTAAAGCCAGTATCAAACATGATATCATCCCACGACTCGGGGATATATGCGATGAAATTCCCATCATCCGTTAGCCCGAAATAGACTTGCTTGACTAGCAGATGGTAAAGCGTCTCGAGATTATCGTTAACCCATTGCTCTATCTGCTCAAGGTAATAATCTTCAAACCCCGATTCTTTGAACTTTTCGAACTCGTTTGCGAGGTTTTCCAGCTCTTCGGCAAACTCGTTGCCTTTATCTCCCAAAAAAGCGGTATAGCAAATAAGTCTGTTGAGCATTTCGCAAATGCGGTGAATACGTTGCTCTTGGCTTTTCACGTCCCAATACATTTTTGGGATTGTGGCTGTAAATTCGGTAAATCCCCAAAAGCTAGGTATGCGCCTTTTATCGTCGTGGCATGGTCTACAATCCATAGTGTTACAACCTCCTTACCACGTAGCATTGACATTTGAAGTATACATTGAAATGAAAAGCGATTCCAACTCATCAAGTAGCAATTGGTCAACGCCCTTGTAATTTTCGGCATAGTAAATAATATGATCTGCCGTGCGTCCCTCTTTCAGGCGTTCAAATTCCTCATCGCGTCCGTCTGTAATATAGTCAGAGTTGCCACTCAGCTGTGTTTCAGGATATGCGCTGGTTATGGTTCGGTTCTTGTAGTATTCATCTGACTCGGCAAAAGGATTAATCCCTTCATACACACGCTCGTAAAGCGGCTTGTACTTCGGCATCAGCTCATAAACTAGTTTTCGTTTAAGGAAATTCGCCCACTGTGCGAACGGCTCCATGCTTATCTCACGATAATAGAAGCGTTCTATAAAGTACGCGCAAACCCGCTCATACTGTTCATCATCGTAAGCAGCGCTAGACCAATCCAACATCGGTTTGGACCAGTCGAAAACGCCAGATTCTATCAGCTCGCCCAGTTGGATTGTGTAAACTGCGTTCCATTCATCGCGCCCGGTGTAGTCGTTCCATTTCTCGGGGTCAATGTGCATATCATCGAAGCAATAGCAGTTACTCATCATTTTCACCGCCTTCAATCATTTGCGGGTTTATTGTTCCATCGGTAGACAAAATTAGCTTGTCCTGCGCCATCTGCTCTATATTGTTCGTGTAGTTGTAATTGTAGCTTTCCAAGTCCTCGTTGAAGTAGACTTGCACATCCAGCCCGAAACGCTCGTTGACCTTGTCGCAGAAGTCGCGACGCGCTTTCAGGCAGTCCATGAGCATAATATTAGTCGGGGCCGTGTTCGCCCGGGCCTCGTCCTCTATCATGCGCTCACCCTTTTCGAAGGCCAAATGCGGCACGCCCAACCAAAGGAGCGCACGGTTCAGCTCGTTTTGCCAACAACGCGCTAATTCTTCAGTTATCAACGGTGTTTTAACGTCAATTGCAGTCACGTTTTGCACTAGATCTAATAGACCAGAATCACCCATAACGGCAGGTTCCCCGCCTTGGATTTGTTTTACCAGATTGACAAGCTCCATTTTCTTCTCTTGTGGCGCAATGTATATGTAAGGTTGCATTTGATTTGTTAGATTAACATCTTCGGTGCGCTCGTAATGCGTCATCTTGCGTGCGAAGATCTCCAAGGCGTTCCAGGGACTAAAACGTGAGTTAGAGTAATAGCACAGTTCGCCGTTCTCGCGCGTCACCTGGTAATCAGTCAAACCGTCGTAACCAACGGCACGCCATTGGACCGGTAGACCGTACATGTTATATTGGCCGTTTGGTATCGCCTGCAACGTCGTGTAAATGCGCGTCGGTTCGTTCATGACATAGGATAGCGTGGCAATGCCGTATTGATGTAAACAGCGCTCCATAAATCTGCTATCGCACGTATCCGGCAAATTGACCCAGCGAAAACGATTAATGGCGATTGACAGGAGCATGTCAAAGTTCTTGTTGAAGCTGCGGAAATTGTAACTGTCTGTCTGCCAAAAGTTATCCCCGTAGAAATCCCCGCGCTTTCCCCTATTTTTCCTGCCCATTTTCCACCACCTTCAACCTATTGAAAATGCCTGCTACCAAATCATTCAAAGCCTTTTCAGCGCTTTCGGATTGCTTTTCCAAAATGGCCTTTTGCATTTCATATTCATTTTTCATTTCTTCTTTTTTAGTTTCAAAATCAATTTCGCGCTTTACCCGCTCTGCCTTCCACGCTGCGTATAGTTCGATATCTTCTGGTGTAGCACCTTCAAAATTGTTTTTCAACATTTCATCAATTTTGCGCGTTTGTTCGCCAGTGAATTTCTGATACTCCATTGTGCAGCCCTTCTAATTGAAATTGTCGTATACAGATACTTTTCCAATGTCTTCAGGTTTGCGCCATATTGTAACGCCACCATACAAAAAGAATCTGAGCTTATCCATGTACATATCGGGCACGTTCAAGTTAGTTACCCAGAAATCGCGTAGTTTCCAGTAAGTGAAATACTTGCCGATGTTCCAATTGCCGTTGAAGTCCCATTGCTTATCAAGCGCATAACCGTAACGCAAGAACTCATCCCCGGCGCTTGCAATGGCGCTCTTCGACTGCGTGACGATATTGGCAAATAGCGCCATTGGCTTGGTAGTGGCGTTATCGCCATCGGCAAAGGATCCGTAGACAAAGGGACTGCGCAAGGCCGCTTGAGCGATATCGTTTGTTATAGCGCTTTGCGCCTGCGCCCTAGATCGGCCTGCATTTGCAATTGCCGTATCATAAGTGCGCTTATTGTTCGCCTTCTGCGTTGTCTGGTCGTTTAAGGCGTTTGCCTTTTGCGTTGTCTGGTCGTTTAAGGCGTTTGCCTTTTGCGTTGTCTTGTCGTTTAAGGCGTTTGCCTTTTGCGTTGCTGCATTGTTTGCCGCTACGCCTGAAATAAATAAATTGTGTTTGCCGCTTACATCGCCGTCTGTATATTCGGTCATGCCCTTCTGCATGGCAAAATTGGCATTGACCATATTGTTAGTGGCAGTTGTAGATACTTGCGCCTGATCTTTTGTAATAGCGGCTTGCGTTGCGGTTAATGCAACACCGATTGCATTGCTTGCAAGCGTTGTTCCTGCGCCTACTAGACCATTGACAACAGAAGCAACAGCCCCGGCAGGGTTGCCGCTCGCCGCTGAGGTGATAGCGCCTGCAACGGCAGAAACACCGCCAGCAGTAGCAGATAATGCAGCCGTTTGATTAGCAGCGTCAATAGTTGCCGTTGCTGCTTGGTCGGTTAAATCGGCATTGGCATCGCGTGTATCGTTATTATTGCTGACATTTTGAAATCTTAGCGTGTTTCCTAGTTCGTTGCTTTTATTGGTAATGGCAATATTTGTCGCAACATTTAAACCAGCGTTTGTTACTTCAGTATCGGCGCTTGCATCGGCATTGGTCTTTGCAGTATCGGCGCTTGCATCGGCATTGGTCTTTGCAGTATCGGCGCTTGCATCTGCATTAGCTTTTGCAGTATCGGCGCTTGCATCTGCATTTGCCTTTTCAGTTAGTGCGCTAGCGCTAGCGTTGTCGTATGCCGTCGTGTAGTCAACAACCCTTTGCGCCCGGTCGAAATGGGTTGAATAGTCGCACTCCCTCGCGGCATCCAGCACGACGGCAAAGGTGGGAACTTTCCAAGATCTTAAAGTTTCATACCATTGGCCGCTAACTGGGAACGATTTACTAGATACGTTTCTATAAGTAACCGAAGCGCTCGCATTACCGCCAACGCCAAACAGGTGACTTTCAATGTTTATGAATGGGTAGGCAATGGACAGCGCCACAGATACATTTATATCGCCTGTCGTGTCCTCGATGCGCACAACGTCAACATTGCCATTTTCGTCAGTTATCTCGATATGCGCATAAGGGCTTGTATATAGCTTTGCAATGTCTCTATACTTTGCGTCGTATCCGAAAAGTGATTTGCTCAGCTCGCATAAATCGAACGTCTTACGGCTTGCACTGACTTGATAACAAGACACATCCGCAAACTCGAATTCTGCTCCAAGGGTCAGCAAATCGGCGCTTGCAAAGAAAACGCCTTGCACGGTCTGTTTGAATTGGGGATAACTGCTAGTTATGTTAGCAAGCAAATTGTCGAGGTCTGCAACCTCTACGGCGAATACGAACACGCTTGGCACACCATCGTTAAAGTAATAAGCGCTTGCGGGTGTATGCCAGTCATTACCCGCTTTCGTCCCCCAGGACGTGAGCGGGTTCGCAGTAGTAGCTATGCAGGCGTACATATCGCCAGCATTGAGCGCTAGCGCGTCGATGTGCTTTACCTGCTCTATCTGGCCGAAATTAACATCTTCCGTTAGCAGGTAAGTATTGTTCTCGAGCGGGTTCGCAAGGTAGCTATCCGCTTTCGTGGCGAACATTGGCGCATGTCCGCGCTCCAAGATCATCCCTGAAATATGCACGTCGTAAATCCAAGTTTGAAAAGCATCGTCCAGGATGTGAAGGCGCGTATTGTTCGGCGCTATGAACTCTACTTCTCGGATGAACCAAAACCATTTGCGCACGCCCCCGTCGTGTTCGTACATTACAGGACTGTTGTTATTGGCAAATAGCGAGTATTCGACAACAACGTAATTGTATTTAGCGGCAACGTCGAACGGAATCGGTACGTCAATTGTCTGGTTTCGGTGCAGCTCCTTGTACTTTGTTTCGAACCTGAAACATTCGCTATCTGGAATTGCAGCAAACCATGCATCGCGGTTTTCCTTCGACCCGAAATAAACGACATTGCCGATGCCTGAAATAGTACGCGCTCCAATGTGCGCTTCGCCCATGTCCCAAGGCACCGTACAAAGCGTTATTTTCATTTGGGTATAGTCGTAACGTTGATATTCAAAGTGGTTATCGAATTGGTAAACGTTCTGATTGTCCAGATACGGAAAATCGCTTTCAGTTTTCAGCTTGTGAAATTTATGAGCCATGTTAACCCCTTATACAGAAATGGGCGCTAGTTTCCTAGCGCCCATTATAGCCAATTAAGGCTCGTCGTTATTCGGATGCGGTAGCTTCATCCGTTGTAGCCGTATATTCAATATACGGCTCAGTAGCTACCGGGCACTCCTTAGCGCCGTGCACGGTAGGCGCTACGACGGTAAGCGTGGTGCTTGCTGTGTATTCGGTCGTATCGCCCGACGGATTGACATAGGCGCTCTTCGCCGTAACCGTGATAACGTCGGTTGCGCTGAGTCCCGATTTCTGGACATGCAGCACGCCATACTTGTCAACGTAGGTTCGCATGTTGAGAGCAATGGCGTTTTCGGCTTCGGCATCGGTGGCGCTTACCTCGTAAGTGGCCGCATCGGGTTCGACTGCAATGGACGTGCCGGAACCGTTAGTGACCGTGCCCGTAAGGTTGAATGCGAGTTGCTTAGTCCCGCCGATTTCGACAGTAGCAACATTGTCAGCAGGCGCAAGCGTAGCACCGCTAATTGCCATCGTAATAGTGGGAATCACGGTTTCTTCCTCCGTAGTGAAGCAGCAGACAGGGGCCGCGGGATTGCAGCCAACGGCAGCGCTTGCATAATAGTAATACTTCAACGTGCGGTTGCCGGGGTTATAGAACGGGGGTTCCATGCCCGTCATATAGTCGCGCCAGTAGATAAAGTCCTCATCAGCGAGAATTGCGACAACGTTGGGAATTGGGAACTCCGGCACCGGGATAATTCGGTAAAGGACTTCTTCGGGATTCGCACGATCGAGCTGGAAAACAGCGCTCAGCGCATCGACATCAATCGAGGCCATGACCTCCGGCAACACGTACAGGATAAGCCTACTGCCGTCAGTGTGAACAGGTACGGGCAGGTGGTTGTAGCGCATGGACGGAAAACGCATGTATCCCGCAACGGTGCGAATTGCCTTCAAAAGCTCCTTTGCGGTTGCTTCATCGTTGGGCATAGCCGAAACGTTGTAACGGTACAAACCGCCCATACGTCTGTCAGCTTCGCAGAACGTTTGAAGCATCACATTCATTTCGTCATACGATGCAGAGCTGTACATTTGGGTGATAGTGGCCTGCAATAGCTGGTCATAACCGTAACCGTCGGCGCTGAACGCCTGTTGCAGTTCGTAGCGCGACCAAGAGAATTCATAACGGTTCTCGTAGTTCAGCGAATAGAACCACTCTTCGAATTCCGGGCGTTCGACTTTCAGAAGCGTTTCATCATCGAACTTCGGTGCGTGGCCCTGGAGGTAATGCACGGCCAAATGCCGCTCGCTGGAACCGAACCGCCAATCTGCGGCGTTGCGCTTGAGCACGGCAAGCGGGTTTTCGAAGCGGCGAATATCAACATACGTAGCGTTAAGGCCGTTGAGGATTCGCCCGAACTCGTTGAAGAGATCACCGTTAAGCGGATTGAAAAGCTGCTCTACTGTAGCAGCATAGCCGCTAGTGGACGGATTCGGGATGCGCTGTTGGAAATCCGACGTGCCGGACAACCACGCGCGTTCCAGCACGGTTGAATTAAGGACGCTCATTTGTTTTACCTTCTTTCAGTAATAGTTAACATCGTTTCATGCCCTTGTTTCGTCTCGCGTGTCTTCTGGCTTTCAACCTGCGCCAAGTGTTACCAGGCAAATGTATTGTAACACCAATTGAAGGCAAAATAAAACCCGCCCTAATTCGGGCGGGTTTAAAATGGGGTGGATGGGTTATTATTTCTTCGGTGGCAGATCGTCGCGCTTGCCTATTTCCTTTGCAAGCGCTTCAAGCGAATAATCCTCGTTGTTTTGCAATGGTGTTGGTATGTTTAATTGGCCTGTTAACAGGTTGTAAGTAGGCTGCTGTACAGGCTGTGTTACTTGCTGTTGCTGTTGCGGCTGGTAAAACTGCGCGCCGTTCTGCACCATCTGCGTTACTTGCTGCGTCAAGTTGTTGTTTGCGTTTATGAGCGCTTCGATTTGCGCTTGCTGTTGTGCGATTATCGAATCATAGGCGTTTTGGGGCTGTGGTGCAGGCTGCGGCGCTGTCTGGGGCTGTGGTGTAGGCTGCGGCGCTGTCTGGGGCTGTGGTGTAGGCTGCGGTGCTGTCTGGGGCTGTGGTGTAGGCTGCGGCGCTGTCTGGGGCTGTGGTGTAGGCTGCGGCGCTGTCTGGGGCTGTGGTGTAGGCTGCTGAGCTGGTTGTGGCTGTGGCTGTTGTTGATATTGTTCTGTCATAGTTGTTTCTCCTTAAAGTAAAGCGCCCTAGCAGAGTTGCGAGGGCGCATGTTGCTGGTAGCAGTTCCGTTTAACATGTCACCCGGTTTGCACGGCTAAAAGCCCCGGTTTGGTGCTGGTGCCCATCACAGGCCGCAAAATCCAGATCTACCATGAAACACGCTTCAATCGGTGCCACCTGATGACATTTTACACCATTGCGAGCGTCAGCATTTGGCCGCGCCCAACTGCGACTTGCTTAACTTCGAACTCAATGCCACCGGGCCAAGGTGCGGAACCAAGGGCCATGTAAGCGTTTCGAATGGAGTTGAAAACGCCCTTGGAAGTTGCGCGATAGCTCGTACCGTCAGGCGAAATGAGCACGGTACGCGGCACACGGTCAATCTCGCCCGTTTCATCGTTCATGAGGTCGTTAACCTCGATAAGCACGTTTTCCACAACAATATTTTTGTTGATGAAATCGCTGAGCTTGTGCGTGGGGTTGTTCATAGCGTTATAAATCGTCTTCGCCTGCTCCTTGTTGCCGGGTTCGGCCTTGATGGAGCAAAGCATAGTGCCCGGCTGTTCGTTCATGATGGTGGCAATGCTCAATGTTGTGGTCTCTTCTGACATGGTTAAAACCTTTCTATTCGCTAACACGTCCTTTTGCCGTGTTTAAGCCTTATCCTGCAAAATACTGAAAAGCGATTTTTCCAACTGTTGTTGATCTGCGCTAGTGAAGGGCATGCCGGTTTCGTCTGTGATGGTAAGCGCAATGTCGGAAATGTACGCGCCTACGGTATCGTAATGCAAACCGACTTTGCTTGTGCTATGCGTAGGGTTTTCGATATCCTCATGGTATAGGGTGAAGTCAATGCAAGTCGTATCCTGTGGATAGCGCTTATCGTATTCCTTGACTATGTAAAGCGCCCAAGGAACTGCAACGGGCCTTTGCTGGTATACCCAGTAATCACGTATTGCCATGTTCTCACCTCCTTCAAGAAAGTTAAGGAAACTTAAAACGCCTGGATGGAGCCTATAAATGGCATGAGCACCACAAAAATGGAAACTAGAATCTTTTTCCATCTGGGCAATGAGTCCCACCAATCCGAGCTAGTCATATTTGACCCCAATTGTGTTTACCTCCTTTTAATAGGCTGCATCGTAGTTTATCGGATAAACAATATAATATCAATAGTTTATTTTATGCCGATGAAAGAAAGAACCTCGAAGAACGCTTCGCGAATTGATGCCGTTTCATAGCGCAAACCGCCGATATAGTAGAAACGGTTCAGCAACTTTAGAAGTGGGTCGGCCTTCTCTATCGCCTGGTATTGCACGCTAGAATCCTTTTTCGCAAGCGTGTATATGCTGCCTGCGCCCTTCGGGAGTTTGGAGGTCACAAACCACAAACCGCGCTTCTTGTCAGACCAAATAGCGAAAGTTTGCGAAGCCCAGCGGATAGCGAACTTGTATTCTGCGTTGCTTGTTTTCTTCATAACCTCTTTGCCAGTTGTGTCCTTGAACTCGTTATCGAAGATAACCTTGCTCTCGTCGTGGCCTTCCAACATGCGCCCAACCAAGGTTTTAGCGCGTCTGTCCTCAGCGTCCCAAGGTTCGACGTAATGCAGAAGCACGGTTTTGTTCTTGTAGTAGCTGTAACCGAAATCAGACGGTATTTTGTTTATTCCGAAATTGCGCAGATACGGACATGTCAAATCAACCGAATTGCCCAAGATGTAAAGGTAATAGCTTTCATCCCCCGGCTGCTGCCGTGATATCGAATCGAGCAAATTAGCCAAGATCAAAAACTCGTCCGGCAGATATCTATGGTAACGGTCTTTGGTGTCTATAACGGCCTCGTCGAAGATGTAACGTTTTGGTTTCGCAAAGGTTCGTTTCTTCTCGCGCTGGAAATTGGTGAGCGCGACGAAATAACAAATTAGTTGCCATTCTGGTTTATCGCCTTCGGGCGGTATCGGCGCAATATAGCCGCATCCCTGTTCGGTCTTGAAAACATATTCTAGGAAAAACTTATCATTTTGCAGCTTGTCGAAATAGCCGCGCATCACCGCTTTAAGTTCCTCGTTAGTCCGGCAGATCTCGCAAAACTTCTCACCGTACTTGATGTATCGGTTAATGCATTTCAGGCGCAAGCCAAAAGTTTTGCCGATGTCCTTAGCGCCCAAAACTATACATATTTCACCATTAGTACCAGTTTGATAGCTCATTGTTTTATCCCAGTTATAATATTTCGCCATTTATATAATTTCCTCCATGTCTAATATGCCCTTGCTAAAAACTATTTTCCGCCCTAAATTGACGTTAGGATTATTGTTAATCGCGTAACGGCTATTTACCGAATTGCTAGCGTTTGATGTGTCGTTAATCGTCTTGCTCATGGGATAAAGCGCCAATGCAGCAGGTTCAGCTACTAACGATTTATTGCCCTGATAATCTACGATATTTAAAAACACCTGCTCGCCCCATTGGGGGAACTTCCTAGCATTGAGCTTGATAACATCGTTTGCAAAAGTGACGTTGTAGCCAAGGAACAAATTGCAAATGTCCTCAAAGGACCAACCGAGTTTGTAAAGCCTATCAGCATAACCATTTAGCCCGATAAAACTTGAAAAATCGCTTTGCCGCCTGCGGGTTGGAATGCCTGCCAACGTGAAAGAAAATCCCTTATCGGTTTGCATGCAATATGCTTTATTCCAGCTTGCACAAAAACGCTTAACCGTGAATTCGTGCATGTAATGGCCTATCTCATCCAAATTGTCGAACATAGCCGGATAACCGAACTTGACGCGCCTGCATACATCTTCTTTGGCCTTGTCTATACTTGCGCCTAAACGGTCTAAAGCCTTTGCACATTTTTTTAATTCGTTTTTCTTAACAAGAACTTTAATGGAGTCGGTATCTCCGTTGATGATTGTTTTCACATGCGGCCGTAATAGCTCGATAGCGCAGATCTGCGCAATACGCGACCACCCTACAATCCTTTGCCCGAATTGATACCAAACTTTAGGATTCTTGGGCGCATTGCAGATGCCGAATTCGCCCGTATACTCGATACCGCTTGCGCCTAATTCGCACGGTCTGCGAAACTCGTTTGAGCAACTGATGCCGAAAATGCTATTTAGATCTGCTTTCAAAGACAGATACATGCTTTCTATGTCTCCCGCTGTAAGCGACCCATTGACCATCTCGGAAACGAAAGCGGGTGCGATGCCCAACATTTTCAACTGTTCTGCATTGTCTATAGTGCCTTTGCTGTAATAGGCTTCTCGAGCTTCTTTGAATGCGTTCTTTGCCTTGTAGAATTGCATAGTGCTAATAACGTCCATGTCGCTAGGCCGTGTAAATCGACCTGTCAGATAACCATGAACCGCTTTAACATCATCCCAGATGTAACATTGCCATACTTCCCAGGCGCTTAACTCCGTTAAATACAAGCGTGCTTTATCGGCGCTTATCAGCTTGCCAAATGCGCTAACCGGGTTCTCTACGCTGTCCGTATAGCTCCTATTCTGCATTTCCGCGCTATATGCTGCTTTATCTCCGTTTTCCTCGTCCTGCTTTATCTGCTCTACCGTCTTGTAACGAGCCGATGCAATTGGATATATGCAATCGCGCTCATAAACTGTGCCGGGTTTGGGCCGTAAGTTCGTGAACTCGAAACATGCATTGAAAGCAGTGGGAAATGGTTTATCCCATATGTCCAATACACGCTCTAACGAGATCTTGCCAATTAAATTGAAGGCAAGATCTAAAACTCGCTGCTCTGCCTTGTGAAATGCATACGGGTATCTATGGCTAACGAGTTGCGCCGGATGTTGTGACGTTGCATCGTAACCCGCAATAACGTAATCGGTGCCATCCAGATTAAACGGCTTACTTGCGTTGTTGCCTGCACAGAACGTAAAACCGCCTCTTGTACATGCAAACATTGTAAAGACTTCGTCATCGTCTTTAGGCGCTTCAAGCCTGTTCCTGTAAAGCCAATAACGGCCAACGTTTTGCCTGTGGCCGTTACCTTTCAATTGGTCAAAACGGACTTTGCGACGCTCGCGGACTATGCCCGTTTTGGTAACGACATTCAACCCCAACTTTTCAGGCTGAATATCTGGACTCCTGCGAAGCCACCAGCCAAACCATGCTAGAAGCGCGTAAATATCGCGCTTCGAATAGTCAATTTCCGAATCTGTCAGCGGCGTTTCAGGCGTTCTAATCAGGTTGTAATCCCACTCGCCAACACCTTTGACGTACCCGCAATCTTTGCCCATGCGCTCCAACGATTGTTGCGTGAATATAAGCGAATCCCAAATGACAAGACCGTTTTGACCACTCTCATCTTTGACGGTAAATGTAATGGGCTTACGTGCGCTTTTCGCCAGCACTCGCACATCATGACGCGACAACCAAGGGCTAAGGCCGTACATGTCAAACGATAGATTATGACAGAGTATTACGGGAACATAATCGCTTTGAGCTTCTAACAGATCATCTAACCTTGCATATAGGTCTAGCGCGTGCCTGTATAGTTCTACATGCACATGTTCTTCAACGTTTTCGGCGCTTATCTCCACCAATGGCGTACCGTCCAGCAACCCTAATTGGTGCAGTATTGGAAATGCAACGACATTGCCGTTTTCTGTGTAGTTGGTCGTTTCGGAGTCATAAGCGCCAATAACCCTATAGGGTTTTTGGCTGTACTTCTGCATAGTTAATCAACCAAGATGTTATCGGCTATTTTCGTTTGCAGAAGGATTGTAATAACATCATATATTTCCAAATTGCCGGGGTCTTTGTATAGCTCATCGCCAATTTTTTCTTCAACCTTGTCTAATAGATCTGCCAAATTATCGACACCGAAATAATCTTGTATCGCGCTGAAAATCTTGGATCTGTCAACTTTGCCGCTTGCGTCTGTAGCTGCATCGCGCCACACATCGACCAAACCGCCGATAATGCGCGAACCAATGGGGCTATTGAATATCTCGCGTGCTTCTAGCTCAGTTCTAAACTGTTCGTCTTTCAAATTGCTCTCGAGAACGTTTTGTGAACGCCAAATGCTCAAGCGCTGTTTGCTTTCTGCCTGTTCTCTAATCCTGGTATCAGTGCTTTTAGCCGCTTGCTGCCTTAACTGCTGATATTCTGAAATATCGACGTTAAACTGGTCTGCTAGTTTCTGTATAGGCTTGCTCACCTTCTGTGTGTTCGCCGGGTCGTAAGTCGATAGCGCATCCTCGAAATTCTGGCGTGCTAATTGCCTATACCGTGCCGCTGTTGCGCCCGAACTCTTTTCGGCCTTTGCAAGATTCCTTTCTGCTGCCCTGTAATAGCGTTTGCGTGCGTTGGTGCTGTCATCGCCCTTTTTCCTTGGTCTGGATGTTGCTTTCTTCGGCGCTCGTGGCATTTGCAAACCTCCCATCAATTGAAATATAATTATTGATAGTATCAACCTAAACAAAGGAAGGCAATACATCAAATGAAAGAAGTGTTTCTAACTTGTCCTTTTACCGGGCTACCGTTCAAGGCAACTGAATATGCAGACGGTAAACTGGTTTTCGTGCATCCTTTGACGCACGAAACCATACACATGAACTACAACAGCAGCATCAAGAAATACAACATAGACAGAAAAGTATTTAATCCTATCGAGATCTGCACGCAAACACAAGCGATGGAAATCCTCGGGCTATCCCGCCAGCGCGTTAACAAAATTGCCCAAGACGGTGTAATTCCTACTTTCAACATAGGCGGTACAAACGTCTTTCTCATGTCTGATGTAATAGAATATAAAGAGAAACGCAAACCGGGCAGACCTGAAAAGAGGTAAACATGGAGCAGGAAATCATCAACGCAATTGGTAGCTTAGGCTTTCCCATTGTGGCATGCTGTTATCTGGCGTATATGCACCACATGAGCGAAGAACAGCGCATAAAGGACGAACAACGCCATTCTGATGAACGGAACGCCATGACCGAGGCATTAACCAAGATGAACACTACACTTGATTATATTCTTGACTTCATTCGCAAGGACAAAGGCGAGGCATAATGTTAAAGGGCATCGACATCAGCAATCATCAAGCGGGGTTTGAAATCCCCTCGGATATTGATTTTTGCATATGCAAGGCCACTGAGGGAACTAACTTTGTTGATTCATACTGTGACGGGTTCATACAGACTTGCATCAAAAACAATGTGCTTTTCGGGTATTACCATTTTGCGCATGATGTACCGAAGGCAGAAGCGCGTTACTTTTGGAACAATACGCTAGGGTATAGCGGTCATGGTATCCCTATCATTGATTATGAATATGGTTCTGCCAATGCAAAGAACTATCTGGAAATGTTCTGCGCTGAATACCACGAGTTAAGCGGTGTTTGGCCTATGGTCTATATTTCCGCGCTCTCGAGCATCGGCAATGTAAAAGATCTGGTTGGCTCTTGGGTGCCTAAAAAATGCGGTCTATGGATTGCCGGTTATCCGAGAATCTATAAAAACTGGATTAACCAATTTTGCCATTATGACGTTGCTCCTTGGGAATTTTGCGCTATATGGCAATTCACCGACTCGCTCAACTGCAACGGTTTCGAAATCGACGCAGATCTGGCATACATGAACCGTGAAGGATGGATGAAATATGCAACATGCGAAAAGAACTCAGGAAGTAAAGATAAAGGGGAATCCGTTTCTAATGCCCCGGCCGAAAAGCAAAATGCTGTTTCTTCTGCTAAGACTTGTGAGCAAATCGCAGATGAAGTGTTGGCAGGTAAATGGGGTGTAGGTTGGAACCGTGAGCAGGCTATAAAGGCTACTTTTCCTGTTGGCACGTATGAGCATGTACAGGCGATTATCAATGAGAAGATGATCTAGCTATGACAATAGTTCATTTAACCGAAACAAAATACACCATACAAAACGAGCTTGTGCATATATGGGAATGTTCCCATTGTGGCCGTACCTTTGAGGAAATGTACGGGCTTTATAACCATTGCCCACACTGTTTAGAACCTATTGAACCTATTGAACCCACCCTATACATTCCCGGCGTTGCGCCGAACGTACCAAAACACTAAAGGTGGTAAAACTAAATGATTGACGCTGTTTTGTTTTTCGGTATCGTGCTTTCTGGGTTGCTTGCTGCAATGTGCCTTATGATAGGCAAATTATTGTTTGATATGTCCGGTAATGGCCGTGAACGGTCTAATGTGTACATGCTCAAGGTGTGCCAAAATGGGGACATTAAAATCAAACGCTATCGTGGGAATATCAAGCATTGGACAGAATTGGACGAAAATAACCGTTGACATTGTCAATAATTTCCTTTAGTATAGTTGGTGTTGGAAATACTGCTAGTGAAGGGAATTGAAATGACTTACTTCGAAAACATGATTGATAGCTTCAACGGTTCTAACTATCAGAATGACGTTATTGTCTCTGCATATCGGATCCTTTGCTCAGCACTTGACCGTGAAAACAACTCGATACGCTTCTTTGAGCAGTCCAGCGAAGACGATAACGATGTATATTGGCGCATGAGTTGTGAACAGACAGAACGCGCAAAGGGTTTGCTTGATGCTTACAAAACGCTTACAAATCGCTCTGTTGTTTGCGTTAAGTGTGCAATAGAAGATGAAATGCACTATCTTGAAGATATCATGCTGGTAAAG